ATCTATGGCTTTAATAGAGCCTGTTAGAGCCTTCTCTAGCTTAAATATGGCATCTATTACAGGTTTGCTGGTGTCGGGGGCTTCAGGGGCTTCTTTGGCGTTTAAGGACGTTAATTGCTCCCTCATGTCTACCAATATGGCACCGAACTGCTTGGTGGCGTCGTCTGAGCCTTTTTTCTGGTCGTCTAAGGTACTTAGCATCTCCTGCGAGATGTCGGCAATGTCTGACAATAACTGGACTTGCTTGTTGGCGGGGGCGTTAGCTTCCCACTTTAACAACTTAGCTTTTAAATCTTCTGGTAGTTTTGAGTAATCTTGTGCCATTACGCCCACCTTATCCACTTCTTAAATTCGTCAGTATTAAAATAATGCTCTTTGCCGTCTATAACTAGGACAAACATGTCTTCTGGGATGTTGGGCCAAGTACCGCCAGCCTGTAGTTTGACTTGTTTTGGGTCAACGCTCCACAGCATCATGGCTCCGTTGGATAAACGGTGCATAACGCTATCTCTCTCAAGCATTTTGTCAAAACCTGCTCGTCGGCTTTTTCTTCGGTCATCGGCTGCTTTTTCAGCTTCAAACATTTCGTCAGCAGTATGGCTACCTAATCTCATGAGTGCCTCCGATAGTATTGGATGCGGTTTGTGTATTCATATTTTATTGGTCCTGAGTTAATTGTAACAGAATTTTAAATAAAGAAAAAACCCGCTGCGAGGCGGGTCTTCCCTCAAAGTTATACTACTATATAAGTATACACTAAGCTGCGGCTACTTTAGAGTCAGGCTTCAACAGATACTATAACTTTCTAGCTATAGCTGACTGTTAAATCGAATGCTGTACCTTCTGCACCAGTAGTGAATACTGCACTAGCAGCGACTGCATCGCCATTGACTATTCTAAGACCATTGTGGAACCTGCCTCGGTAGGCAAGTGTACCAGCAGCGGTTGAAGCAGCAATAGTAGCGATTTTAGTACCAGCGTCTTCTGTGCTGTCATAAACAGTTATGGCAGCTCCAGCTGGCTTATTCAAAACTATAGCATGCAGATTGCCTCTGCCAGTTTTAACTTGAGTTTCAGCAGCTGTAACTATGTTAAGTAGGTTTTCATCATTCATGACTCAATCCTCCTAAACATTATTATCGCCAGATATACCAGCGTTAGTTGTGCGTACTCCTACAGTTGTACCGTCAGCTACGGCAACGACCTTAGCAACACCGCTAGCTAATGTAGCAGCGCCCCAAGCCATGTGATTACCAGTATCAACTGGGTCAGTAGTGGCAATAGCAGCGTTGGTGATGGATGTGTCTTTCGTTTCAACCACTTGCTGTGTATTGGAGTTGGTGGTTGCGGTCACCTGTGGGTGGGCAGGTGTGCTAGGTGAGTATTCACCAGCGTTTGTGCCAGCGTTGATAGCCAATTTAAGGTTATCAAGCATAGCAGCTGCGTTAGCACCAAGTAATACCTCGTAAGGTACATCGTCAACACCTTCTACTTCAGTGGTAACTACTGTACCGAGCGTAGATGCGCCCCATGCTAGATGAGCGCTATTTTCGCCTAGGAAGAATCCGTTAGCGTATGTGCCGATTCGGTAAGCCTGTACTACCTGAGTAGTGTTGGTGTTAGTTTCTGCAGTGACAGAGTGGTGGCGGACTGTGCCTGTTGACCAGGTTGTGCCTTCGCCAGAACTGTCAGCTGCTGTTGGCCAGGTTGTTGAACCTTGGTTGATAGCTAGCTTCAAGTTGTCTAAAGCAACAGCAGCACTAGCACCTATTAAGACTTCGTTTTGCTGAGCTGGGCTCGACAAGGTTGTCTTATATGTATAGGTGCGTCCGTCTATAGTAACTGTGTCGCCGTCGCTTGGAGCGGTAGCGTCAGAAGTTAGTAAGCCAGTTGCTTTTACGCCAGTTAAAGCGGTTTTGAAAGTATAAGTGATGTCACCTATCTTTACTTGGTCGCCGTCTGATTGTGGAGTGGCGTCAGATGTTAAAGTCCCAGTTCCAACCGCACCCGTGAATGCTGTTGCGTTCTTCTCTAGCCAAAGAACTTTTTGTTCTAACTTAGAGTCGTTTACGATTGTTGATGGGTCTAAACCTAGAACCCTAGCTCTTAGGTTTAATTCGTGTCGTGATGGCATTGGATTGCCCTTTCTTTTTTGTATACCGATACTCGGACTAAAATTGCTTTTCTCTGGTAGGGCGGTTTATACAGACGCCCCAGCTGTCACTGACTAAAATTAGGCAGCAGTTGTTCTGGTAAGTTGAACAAAGCTAGCAGCTCGTTCTACACCTACACCGTATATAGCGTGAAGGACAACTTTCCAAGCTAGTGAATCAACACTATATTCCATTTCGAACTTAGGAGCTTGCTGTTTAGCAATACTCAAAGCGCTCTTGTGGAAGAATTGGTTGCGTCCAGTTGTGTCTATAGGTACGTTTTGGCTCATGAATAAGTCCATACCGTATAGGCTACCTACTAAACCATCAGAACCGTCAACAGCTTTACCTGTTTTTCCAGTTTGGTCGTAAGCAACGTACTTATTAACGTTCAAAAGGTCGGCTTTTGTGTAATGGCCGATAACACCACGACGTTCGCTTTGTGGAGTATTTGCAGCATCAAGAGCAGCAACTACAGCTAGAATGTCGGCATCATCAACAGCAGCGCCACCAGCAACAGTTGTGCCAGCAGATGCGTAAAGACCTAATACATCAGTGTCGATTTGACGAGCTACAGCTTCAGACATACGAGTCTGGAATACGCTTTTTAGGTCGTAGTTAGACTGTACTTTAGCTATATCTTCAATCTTTACAGCTGAGTAGTAGTGCTTGTCGATGTTAATGGTGATTGGTGCGCCGTTAGGTACATCAAAAGTAATATCAGTTGAAGCACTTTTTGCACGGCTGTTTACAGCGATTGCAAATGGGATATTAAGAATATCACCACCGTCAGAAACTAGTCCTGAGCGGTCTTGTACAAGCTTTGCAGCCTGTAGTTGTTTGTCAAATGGTTGTGCGACTTCTCGAGTCCATTTTTCCTGCACATATTGTGCTGTTGCAGCAATAGCTTTGGTTGTATTGCTACCTAGTGTTGGGGTTGCCATTTAGGTTTCCTCTTTCTTTTGTTAATTGTTTGTTTGACTATCTGGTTTTCTACTTAGTGGGGACGCCAGCCTTGTTTAGAAAAGCATCTAGCTCTTCGTCTGACATTTGGTCTGGTGACTTACTAAGGTCTAGTCGTTTAGCAGAACTGCCATCTGGGCGTAAGCCTGTTGTGCGAGCTTGCTTGGCGACATTCTTGGCGGCTGTTTGAGCCTTTTTTGCTCCGATAACTTCGCCTAGTTCCATAATTCCTTCTACAAAATCTGCATAACGGATGTCTGGAGTTTTGACTGAGCCACTGTTTTGGTCATATCCTACTGAGGATAAGTACCAAGTGTTGACTGCATCTGCGAGCGCGGGGTTAAAGTTCTCTTTATCTTGAGGATTTAATACCGCATACTTGCTTTCTACCTTCGGTGCGTCTAATTCGAGTCGGGTGTGGAACTGAATTGATTTAGCTTGCTCTAATCCTTGTGAGTATGCCGTTTGGCTGGCTGCTTGTCGGTCGGCCTCTAGTTGTCTAATGACTTCTGGGTCGGCGTCTAATGCTGTGCCGTAGTCTAATCCAGTGCTTTGTGGGGCGTCTGGTTGGTTTTGGGGCTGTTGCTTAATCTTTTCAAGTAGCTGTTGGATTCGTAGGTTTTCTCTTCGAGAGGCTGGCGGGTCTTCTTTTGCGACCTCTTCCGCTGGTTCCTCTTCCTTTTCAGGGGATGTTACTTCTTCTTCTTGCTCTTGTTCCTCTACCGCCTCTTCCTCAGTTTCCTCTGGGGCAGAAGCTTCTTCACTAGGGGACTCGTCTAGTGGTGAACCTGACTCTATCATTTGGTCAAGTTCTTCATCGGTCATTTGACTTGCGTCTTTGTCCATGTTTTTTCCTTTTAACTCTTATTTTACTGACCTCGTTAATGGGACGGTCGACCCCAAGATTAGTGTTTTATCACTATATTAAGATAATACAACTTTTTGGAAAATTGGTAAACCAGCATCGTCTGTTCCAGCACAGATTACATCAGTAGGAACTGTCTGGGCGTGGACACCGTGTTCTGTTTCGGCTATTAAGGTGTGGCCTTCCATCCGCCAAGCCTTGGGCTTGAGAAGCACCATGTTAGCTTTGATGTCTTCTTCTGTGCCGTGCGGGAAATGCTTTGGTGGTTGCTTACCGTGCTTGCGGTAAAAGGCGGCTATTCGCTCTTCCTCTGTCATATCACTGGACATTTTTAACTACCTCGTTAGCATCTTCGTAGGCGGCTAGAACCATTTTGAACTCACCGATAACAATGTTGGCGACTTCCCACTGTCTGCCTCTTTCGATAGCGTCTACTTCTGTTAATGGGCGTCCGTCTGGTAAAGCTTTTTGGTAAAAGGCTATGCGTGATTCCATTATCTGCTTGAGTTTTTTGAACTCTTTGCTCTTGGAAAATCGTGCCATCCGTTTTTCTTCGTCTAGTTCGTCTTTATCTATATCTACGTCTGGTAAATCTATACCGTAGTTATCTCCGATTATTCCGTGTTGGGCCATGACTATCTCCTTCTATTTACAAATTCTTGATAATATCAGCTGCTGAGGCAATGTGGGGGTCGTTAAAGACCATATCACCACCTACATGCGGTTGAGGTTCCTCTGGTTGCTGTTGCATCTGAGCCATTTGTTGCTCTTGGGCGAACTGCTGTTCTTGCATTTGCTGTTCTTGTTGCATCTTAGCCTGTTCTTGCTGTTGCTGTAGCTCTTGAGGGCTTGGTCCGTCAGTAAACTTAATGAACTCATCAGCACCCTTGATGCTAGTTAATTCACCGTACTGCTTCATTATTGGTCCCCAGTTGACGTCTATTCGTGGGTCGTCCTTAAACTGGTTCTGGAACTTAGCGACATTGTTCATAATTCGTTCCAACTCTTGTAGTTGGTTTTCTTTGCTTAGTTTAACGGTGCTGTCTGGGGCAATGTTAAAGCGATATTCAACGCCTTTCAACTCATCTGGGTCAACCCTTAGAGTGCCAGCAGTCATAGTTGGATCGGGGGAGAATTTGCCACCGAATAACTGCAAAACATCTTCTAAACCAGCATCGACAATATCTTTAATGTCATCTTGGAATAGTTCTATTGGTATTTCTTCGGTGCCGATATTTACCACTAAACTGAAGAATCCGTCAGTTAGTTGTTCAATAGCTGTTTCAAGGTGTCGGCGTTCCGCACCATCTCTAGTAGCTTCTTTTTCTGAGTAGTTGTTAATAGCTTGTGGGGTTTTGCCTTGGCTTGGGTTAAGGGCGTCTGCGCCAGGGATGCTAGCGTTTTGGGTTCCGTACAAACTAAGTAGGCTGCCTGTAAGGTCGCTTTGAACAGCTTGGTAGGTAGCTAGACCAGCTGTGGAAGTTTCAAGTCGTCTAATACTGTTAGGGATAGTTTCAAGCATCACGCCACCAGCTCGGTAGTCTAAGGTGTGCTTCATAACGCCGTTAGCGTTGGCAACGATTGGTGGGACTAAGTTCATTTTAACTGCTTGGAAGTAGAAGTTTCGGATACCATCTCTAGCAAATTGCAGTGGTTTAGCCCTTTGGAAGTCACCAAGACCATAGAATGAGTCGAATAGTGGTTGACTGTATTTAATAACAAAAGGTATTCTGCCATTTTTGTGTGGGTTCTTAATTCGTCTAACTTCTAGGTAAGCATGGTCGGGGGCGAAAGTTACCCACTCGCCATCTTCACCAGCTTCGTAACGGGTAGCTAGGCAGACGCCTCGCTTGGTAGCCTGGGGGGTTCGGTCGCGGGTGGCGTAGGTGTCCTTTTCGCTATCAACATCTGTCATTTCGTCACCAGCCATCTCAATTAGGACTTGGAGGGCGTCTTTATCCCAGCCACCCATTTCAGTCTTACTCTCGTCTTTATCGTCGGTTTCGGTTTGGTCATCTAAGATGTCTTGGAGCTGTTTCTTGCCCATCCAAGTTAGAGCAGTAACATA